TGGCCGGCCGTTTGGGGTCTGCAAAGGTCACGTCCTCGCCGGGCTCCATGATGTTGATCTGCCCGGGGCCCATCTCGTACTCGTTAGGATCTCGGCTCACCTCCGGCAGGCTGCTCCCGACCTCGTTGAACGGGTTGTCGCCGGCGCCTGCCTCGGTCTTGATGAAGGCCGTGAAAAACGACTCGACGACCGCCGCGGTCAGCTCGCTCTCGGTGTAGCGGCGAAGCTGGAGCAGGGGCTCGATGACCTGCGCGAGGTAGCTGACGCCGCGGTATTGATCCGGGCGCTCGCTCTCCATGACGTGCAGGATGTTCGGCAGTCCAGTCCGCTCGCCGTATGCCTGAACGCGGGCCCACGTTGTCGTCGTGCTGCCGAGCTCGAAGGGGTAGGTGCTGCGGATGTGGTACGCCTCGATCTGGCCGTCGCTGTTCACCTCGACGCCGTCGTAGATGGTGTTGCCGTTGGCCGCCTTGCCGGTGGTCAGCAGCATCGGGGTGATGATGCCGGAGGTCGTCGGTGTGGCGACTCGGTCGGCCTCGATCAGATGCAGGCGCAGCGAGTAGGGCGTGAGCGGCGTCGGCTCGTACTGCTTCACGACGGCGAACACGTCGCCGCTGACCAGCCACGAGGAGAGCGCGAGCTGCTGCATGGCTGCGAAGTTGTTGACGCCGGTGGCGTCGCACGCCCTTTTGTTCTCCGACCAGAGGGCGAACTCCCGCTCGGCCTGAGCCTGCCATGCGTCCGCGGCCTCCTGCGTCATGCCGAGCGCCTCGCGGTCGATCCGGCTCTTGAGCTGGAGGCCGATGCCGACGACGTTGGTGCGGTTGGTGCGGATGGCAGAGGTGGCGATCGGGGCCGCCATGTAAAGCATCCGGGCACGCTGCCGCAGGGTGTAGTTGTTGGCGTCGATGTCCTCCTTCGGGCTGCCGCTCATAGCTCTGAAGCCCTTGGTCGCCTTCTTGTGCCAGCTTGCGCCGGCGTCGCCGTAGCCCTTATTCACGGGTCGCGGCTGCTGCCGCCTGTTTTGTGGGCGGCTTCTGCTTTTTCTTTTGCTGATGGTGCTCACCTCCTTCATGGTGAAGATGGCCGGGCCGGGAGAAAAGGAGCGAAAACTCCCGGCGTCGGCCTATGAAAAAAGCCCCTTTTGGGGCTTCTTTCACCAGTCTCGGGGCACTACTCCCACAGCTTTTCGCGGCTTCTCGCCGTTCAGTGCGGCCTCGAGGGCTTCGATGTCTGCCTCGAGCTGTTTGATGGCGGCCCGGATGGATCCGAGGTCGGTGTTGTAGCGGGCCAGATTGCGCGAGCCGATGCCGTAGCTCTGGACGCCTCCGTCCAGCATCTCGGCCTCTCGCTTCAGGTAGAGCTCCAGCCGGTTCCTCTTGATGGAGAGCTGGTACTCGATTTGTTCGCGGGTCTTTCTCATTGTGGTGTGTCCTCCTTACCAGTCGTCGAAGGCGTCGGCCCGGTTGTGCCGTGGCCGCTGCCGTCGCTGCTGCGGGGCCTTCGGCTTTTCCTCCAGCCCTTGCAGGCGGCGCTCGATGGCGTCCATGTCAGGGTTGATGATCTTGAGGCCGGCGTTGGCATAGTCGCGGCAGTCGAGGGCCTCGTTGCGGTTGTGCCCGGGCAGCTTCTCCCACGCCCAGCGGTCGCCGCGGCGCGTGTGCGTGAGCACCAGCTTCTCGGAGAGGAGCCCGTTGAAGAAATTGAGGTCATAACCGGCGTCGGGGTGCCGGTTGAAATGGCAGTATTTTGGCCCGGGCTCCTGCACCTTCAGATTAGCCATGATCGTCGCCTTGCCGGCGTCGACGCCGATGGTGTAGAGCCAGCAGGTGATCCGCTTGTTGTCGCGGATCGGCACCTTGCTCGGGGGCGAGACGAAGGGGATGCCGTCGCCGCCCTTGCCCTTGATAGCAAAGACGCGCTTGCCGACGCGGGCCCGGCACGCCTCATAGACCTCTTGGGTGAAGTGGCCGCCGGAGTCGACGCAGGTGATGGAGATTTTCAGGCCGCGGCCGTTTTTGAACTTGTAGACGTGGTCGACCACGTCATCGAGCCGCTGCCAGACCTCCGGGGTGTCTGGCCGGCCCATGATGTAGCCCTTGACGACGCCCCACGTCTCGCCGTACTTCCCGTGACCGACTACCTCGTATTCGAGGCGGTTGTCCTGAGTGTCGACGCCGCAGGTCAGCACGAGCACGCCGTCAGGCAGCTCCACAGGAGTGCCGTCCGGGCGGGTGCCGTAGTCCTCACGGCGGGCGAGCATGGTGTCCTCGTCCTCGAGGTCGCCGCGATCTTCCCACAGTTGGCCGAGCAGGGTGTTGTAGACGACCTTGAGGCGCTGCGGGTCATCCTTGGCGTCGAGGAACTTGAGGACGATTTTCTCCCACGGAGTCCACGGGCTCGAGAAGGCATTGAGCCAAAAAGAACGGACGCCCTTCTTGTAGGCGTCCGGGTTGTCGGCGATCCATTTGGCAGGCTGCTTTCGCATGGTGTCCTCGGGGATCAAGCAGCCGCACGCCGGGCAGCTCCACGAGACGCCGCTCTTGAGGCTCCACGACTTTTTCCCGCGGATCCTCTTGACCTCCGGGTCGAAGTGAATATTGTCGAACACGATCTCGCTGTACTCCCCGCACTCGGGGCAGCGGTGGCACCAGCGTTCCTGCGTGCCTTGGTAAAAACTCGTTTCGATGTTGCTGTTGCCCTTGATGGTCGGGGTGGAGACCTCGACCGCCTTGGCGTTGTAGAATGTGGCCTGACGTGCTTCGGCCAGCGCCCACGGGTCGCCCTCGGTGCCGGCGCTGGTCGCCCAGCGGTCGCGCTCGTCGCCGATGATATAGCGGGCAGGCGTGGAGGCCAGAGCCGAGGCACTGTTGGAGCCGGTCAGGGTGAGCATCCCGCCCGGGAACGACTTCTGGAGGATCGTGTTGCCGCTGTCCTTGGCCTTGACGTCGTGCACCTTCGCCTTCAGGGGTTTGCTGTCGCGGATCATAGGGGCCACGCGGAGGCGGCTGAACTTCCGGGCGTCGTCGATGGTCGGGTGGACGTAGAGGATGCTGCCGGGGTCTTGGTCGATGATGTAGCCGATGATGTTGAGCTCGAGCTCGGACTTGCCGACCTGAGAAGCGGCTACCATGACTATTTTGTGCACCTTCGGATCCGTAAAGGCCCGCATGGGCTCCTCGAGGTACGGGGTGCGCTTGGTGCGCCACGGGCCGGCCTCGGCTGAGCTTTCCGGGGAGAGGCGGCGGTGCTTGTCGGCCCACTCGTCCACGGTCAGACTCTCAGGCGGGGCGAAGCGTTTGACCGCTCCGGCGATGGCGGTGTTGAGCTTCGCGGCGGCTTTTTTAGTCGTCCGCGTCATCGGCGAGCTGTTCGCCCCAGCCTTCCCGATCCCTTACTCGCCGGGCGTACACCTCGGGATCGTATTTATAGCCGGCCAGCTCCGTCAGGATCTTGTAGACCTCTGTGCGGATGATCTCGGACGCCTCGGCGGGTGTTGCTGCGCCGGTGACGTCGACGGCCAGACGGCCCGGCAGGGCCACGAGCATCGACCTGATATTGTAGACGAGGTCGGTCATCACAGCCTCGACGTCCTCGCTGCGGTGCATGGTGCCCTCGAGCTCGCTGAGCTGGAGGGCGGCGATGTCTGCCTTGCTGCGCTTGAGGTCAGCCTCAGCCTCCAGACGCCGGCCCTCGATCTCGCTGTCCTTCTTCGACGGCTCCCGGCCGTTGGCCTTGGCCGTCAGGTATCGGATGTACCTCTGGATCGTCGGCAGCAGGTCGTAGCGGTTGGCGTTGCCTTCCTTGACCGCGGCGATGACGCCCTCCTTGGTGAGCTGCTGCACTCGGCGGGGCGTCATGTCGAACAGGGCCGCGATGGTCTTGCTGTCGACGAGCTTGTTGTTGGTTGGGTTCGGCATGGCGTTCCCTCCTTTCTGCCGCTCGGGCGAAACGAAACGGCCCGAAAAAATTTTTTCCCGGCTGCGCGTTTTTTGGGCTCGCCAGCACCGCAGGCCAGAGAGGCGCGTCACAGTACCTTCGGCGCGTCGGTGCGCGCGTGGAGGCGTCTGTGAGGCGCTGTGCTGCGCTCTGTGCGCGTCTGGTGCTGTTTGGCTGGCTCGGTGCCGGGTGCCGTGGTGGGGCGCCCTGTGCGCCGCTGTGGGCTATTTCCCGAGGGCTCTGTCGAGGTTGTGCTGGAGTCGCTTGGCTGTCTCGTCGTTGAGCTTTTTGTAAATGTTTGCATTGACGGTTTCATTGTCTATCATCTGCGGCACTGAGAGCGTGTGGATGGCTGTGACCGGGTATTTCCCAGCAGGTGACCTCTGGAACGGGATCATCGTTGCCGATCCACTGGCTGCCGGAGCAATAAAAGGTGGCGTTCCGTACTTTCCGCGTAGCCGTTCCTTTTTCCCTTTTTTGATTTGGAGGGTTATGCTGTACTTCTTGCGGACTCGCGCCATCGCCACATTGAGGGCAGCCCCGCCTTTAGCATTTACCCCTTCGCCCGGGATTGCGCGCTTTTTGTCGGTCAGTGCCGCCGGCCTTTTGGGTGTCATCGAGAAATGCAACGGCGTGAGCGGGTTGCCTGTGTAGATTAGTGTCATCGTTTCTATGGTTTCTCCTGAAACGCGGATATTTGCGGCTTTCCCACCTTCGCCTTTTTTGGCGGGCATAATCTCGGACTTTTTGATGTTGTACTGTTTCCTAACCTCGTCAGAAATCCAGCCCGGCGCTCGTGCCTTCATATCATTGACGGTGTTCTTGATAGCTTTTTTGCCGCCGTCTTTGAGTTGCTGTACTTGCCGCATGAGACTGTCGAAGTTTTGCACCTGAAGCGTTATTGTTGATTTTCCCATTTGAAGCCTCCTTACTTGCATAGAAAAACCGCCGCAGGCCGGTTAGCCTGTGGCGGTTCGTTGAACAATATTTACTTGATCGGCTGACCTTCCAAGCTGAGGTGGTGCATCTTTCCATCTGGTGTTGTTATGGCTATGCCAGTCGGGTCGCTCACGATGGAGACATCCGAGTTATTCCCGTCGTCCGGCCACTCATATCCGAGTTTTCTTTGCCAGCCTTTTCCTGTCTCGAAGTGGACGGCTTTGACGACGACATTTTCGGTATCTCCTTCGTATGCGACGGCACAGATGTCCGTGGTCATCAGGTATGCCTCCGGCCGATCATCGCATAGGTGGCGCTGGCTGCTTTTCTCGCTGTTGATGGTGTAAAGATTGCCATCTTCAGTCAAGACATGGGCGGTGCCGCTATCTAGCACGATAGCCGACTCTATGCCTTCGTCCATCTTCTTGATTTTCAAACCTTCAGTTTGTGTTGTGAGTGCAATGCAATCGTCGGCGTTCCCATCGATGCCTGAATGAAGAAAGAAACGACCAGAGGGGGAAGTCCACGTATTGCTCGGATCGAGCCACTCCTTTCCCTTCTTGTAGAATTGTGTCGGTTCTCCTACTACATTGAGGTGGATTATCCACTCGCCGTTTTGGATCACCTTTTGTTTGCCGCCATTTGAGGTCTCTGGCTTTCGCCTGAATAGTTGTGAAAAAAGTCCCATGTTTTCGCTCCCTTCTCGATGACTATTTTAGTCATCTTTGGGATAATTGTAACATAAACAAGGGGGTTTTATCAACCATCTCTCTCCAGCGGTCTGCCGTCGGTTTCTGTTTGGTTTTCTTTTGGTTGGCCGCTCGAAATTGTCACGGCGTTGCCCGTGTGTCCGGCGGTCTTTTGCAGGATATAGGATAGCACGGGTCGCTACTGCTTTTCAATTCCTTTTACTTCCCTTTTGTTCCTTTTACTGCGTTTTACTGCCGCAGCTCAGGCAGGGGCTCCAGCTCGTCCAGCACGGCGGCGAGGTTGAGCAGGGCGCGGCCGTGGATCTTGTATGTCCTGTTCTGGTAGGCGTCCACTCTGTCGATGTAGTCCCGCCGATCACCGAACAGGACGCCGCAGGTGCTCTCCCAGTCGGCCCGGTCGAAGTAGCGCAGCCGGATGACGGCACGCTCGTCGGGGTCGGAGAGCTGGAGGATCAGGCCCTCGATGGCGTTGCGCTCCTGCTTCTCCTCAGCCTTGAGCCGGTCGATCTGTTCCTCGAGCTCCATTTTCCGCTCCACCATCATGCCGGTGCGGTCGGATGGTGTGCCGGATCCGCGTGGCATACCTGTCAGATCAGGGCCGGGCGGTGAGGCCATCGTCATCTCCATGCGGTCGAGGCGTTCGAGCTGGTTGTCGATGTCCCTCAGCATGGCGGTGTAGGCCGCGAGCCTGTCCTTGATCCGTTGTGTGATCGGCTTCTCACTCATTATGTCAGGGCGTCACTCCTGCTCACCTCCTTCCTCGTCAGGCTCGAAGATCGCGGCGATCTCCTCGCGCGGTAGCTCTCGGCCTTGACGGACGCAGCGCACGGTTGTCTTTCCTGTTATTCTGATGTACCTCTTGACGATCACGTCCGTGAAGGCCGGCGTCAGCTCCATGATGTAGGAGGGCTGCCCGTATGCCTCACAGGCGGCCAGCGTCGTGCCGGAGCCGCCGAAGGGATCATAGACGCCCGTGGCGAAGTCCGTGTTGTCGACCAGCTTCTCCAGCAGCTCGACGGGCTTCTGTGTTGGGTGCAGCTCATTCCCGGAGCGGGAGATACTCAGGACGTTGCCGTAGCCCTTGTGGCCGTCGAAGTGGGTGGCGGCCTTGGCGCCGAACAGAATGAGCTCATGCTGCGAGCGCCAGCCGACGCCCATGCCCGGCGTGCCCTTGTCCCATACGATCTCAGACTTGACGCCGAAGCCGGCCGCCTCGACGAGGTCGAACAGATATACCCACATACGCCAGTCGGTGAAGATGTAGGCGTAGAGGCAGGGGATGTCGGTGAGCGCGCCGCGGATCAGGTTTTGGTAGCCGCGCGTGCTGAGGATGTCGTTGGCGATCTTCGGGGCCTTGCCGTTCTTTCTTTCTGTGCCGATGCTGCCGGTCGACTTCTGCGACTCCTTGCTGCCGCCCGAGCAGTAGGGCGGGTCGGTCAGCAGGATCTCGGGCTTGTTGCCGTCGAGCAGCAGGGCGCGATCCTCCGGCCGGGTGCAGTCTCCGCAGAGGACGCGGTGCCGGCCGAGGATCCAGAGGTCTCCGTACTGTGTGACCGGCGCGGCCGGGGCCGGGATCTCGGCGTCGGGGTCGCTGCTCGGTTCCTTGGTGTGCAGCGCCTCAGAGAGCGCCGTCACGATGTTGCCGTAGTCGTCCTCGGTGTAGCCGCTGAGCATGAACGGTATCTCGCCGGTGTCGATGTCGGCGAAAACCTCGGCGAGCATCTTGTTGTCAGTGGTGGCGAGCTCCGCGATGCGGTTGTCTGCCGTCAGATCGGCCAGCTCCTCGGCCTCGCTTGCGTAGTCCTGATAGTCGACCGGGGCGTCGGTCAGGTCGTCGAGCTGCGCGGCCATGAGACGGCCGTGGCCTTTGGTGACGAGCCCGCTGCGCTTGCTTACGGTGATCGGTGCACGCCAGCCGGTCGCCCGGATGATAGAGGCGAGGAGCTTGATCTGCTCCGGCGGGTGCTGGTTGGGGTTCTTGGGGTTAGGCCGCAGATCCTTCAGCGGGACGATGGCGTCGTGCGCACAGAACACAGGGACGCTGCCGGCGTATGCCTTCGGCGTGGCCGTGGTGCTGTACTCCTCAATCTCGGGGCCGGTCTGCGGCTGTGGTTTATTCATGTCCGTCACCTCCTGCTGAGAATTGATTTTCAAT